TCTCTAATTCACCAGGATTAATATCTGGATTCTTTTTGATTGCGTGAGCAATGTTTGACCAGTTAATGGATTTCTTAGGATAAGGTCCACCAATAACTTCCTTGTCAAGTGCAAGCAATGCTAGAACGTCTTGAGGATTATAATGAATATCGGAATCGATAAACAAAAGGTGCGTACAGTCAGAGCGCAGAAATTCGTCTACCAGATAATTTCGTGCTCTTGTAATTAGCGATTCGTTAAACAAGAAAGAAAATCTTGTTTCAACACCATATTTTGACATGACTGCCTGAAGGTCGAGACATGATTTAACATACATGCCGTGTGCCATGCCACCGTACATTGGTGTCGCAATGAACAGTTTAGATTTTTTCAATTCATCAATTTTTACTTTTATTTCCATATTACACCCATAAACGAAAAGAGGAAGCGATACCTCTATATATCACTTCCTCTATTCTATTTCACCAATAAATTAGGCGAATGTGCTAACACCTTTAGCACGGAGTGCTTTGAAACCTTCTGCGATAACACGCTTGGTTGGCTGACCAAGGCGGTAGAAGGAGATTTTGCGACCATCAGAGAGGGTGCGAGTATTGGTGTAGATAGCATGGCCATCTTCACGCAACTCAGCGATACGAGCCGCAACGTTGGTAACACCGAAACGGGCACGGGCTTGTGCAACGGTGAAAGTGTTATAACCATTGGTCTTGCTCAGGGTAGCAAGCATTTTCTCTTTAACGGATTTAACCATTATTTTACTCCATAATAAACAACCACACTTACATAAAAATCTGAGGGGTGGTCTTAGCCTCAAGATGAGTAATAATAGCACAGCCAGAATGGTCTGTCAACCATTCTGGCGGCAGAATTAATTAAAAAGGAATTTCATCATCTACATTTACCGTTACCGCAACAGGAACATCCGGCACGGCAGGCTTGTTAGCTTCAGCATCAAGCTTGGTGTACAAGTCAAGGAAAGACATTTTAGTATCAGTGTCGAAACGATTCAGACAGAGACTAACTGCTTTCAGGCGGTCACCATGTACGCCGTAGGTCTTGACAATGTGAACTAGACGGCGAGTGGAGATAATCTCATCACAACCACCTTCAAGGAAAGTCTTGCGAGTAATATCTGCCCAAGAGACAAGCATATCGGCAAATTTATCATCTTCACGACCAACAGTCACAAGTTCTTTCTTGATGATTTTCTTTTCAACGTTGACAGGAGGATATTCCTGTTCATACGTATTCAAGAAACGTTCCAAGAAAGCTTCGTTCAGTACGTTGGTAAACATATAACGACCATCATCGGAGCCTTTACCTTTGGTGTTTGCAGTAGCAACAATCGTAAAGCCTTCAGCAGGTGCAACCAATTCGTTTTTCTTCTTCAAAAGAAAAGGCTTGCCCTCAAGGACCCGCTGCAAACAGGAAAGATTCTGAGCACCGTAGTCAATCTCATCAATACAAAGAACAGCACCTTGGCGAGCCGCAACAGTCACAGGACCATCACGCCATTCCATCTGACCATTGATAAGAACATAGTTGCCAAGCAAATCACCCTCATCAGTATCAGGTGTCATAGACACGCAAACGAATTTACGTTTAGTCTTGGCGCAGGCCTGTTCAACGGACATAGTTTTACCGTTGCCTGATTGACCAGTAATAAAGATGGGAAAGAATTGATTGCTATTGAAAATGGAAATCAAGTCATCAAAGTTACCGAAAGGAACATAATTCTTGTAAGATTTCGGAACAAGATTCTCAGTTTCAAGGTCGGTCACTACGTTACCGATACGTTTCGGCTCAGCCACGGTTTCTATTTTTTTCATAGGCAAAACTTGTGCAGTAAGTGCAGGAACTTTATACAGTCCACGACCAGCACGGTTATTAACATCTTTCATGTACCATTGAGGAAGGCTCAAGTCATTTTCGGCACACAAATCCTTAATTTCATTTAGGCTCAGAACAGACTTACCGGTTGCAGAAGCAAGGGAAAGAAACTTCTCACGGATTTCAGTGTTCACAGTACGCATTACAAATACTCCAAAATTTCAATACAAGTAGTATACAAGAAAAACACCACTCAGGCAAGTGGTGTTTATGATTTATGCCGCAATTTGCCCAATGAAGCGATTCACCAGGACTCGGCTGACCTGTTTTTTCTTATTCATTTTCAGGAATGCATTCTTCAGTTTAGAAGGGGTAACATTGCCATCCACGGTAAGAACATCAGAATCCACACTCAAGTCTTTATCACCAGGAATCAAGAACATTGAATCGTAACCAGGATTATAAGAATCTAGGAACTTCTTTTCTTTGAGAATCGCAGTCAGTTCCTCAGTTTTCTCTAAACGTTTGTGGTAATCTGCATTCAAAGGAAACTTATGCCAAATCGATTCACCATCTTTGAAGTGATAACGGCGCATTACACCTTCTTTTGCGGAACGACCACCACCAACAATGAAGAAACCCAAGATTTTTACACCAGTGGTTTTACGGAACCAATTGAACACTGCGACTCGCAAAGGACTATCAACATGAACGGTGTTATTTTCAAGTCGATAATCCGTTTTAGTTTCAGTATCACGAATAACAACATTGATTTTTTTCAAGTCGAAAGAATAAGCACCTTTAGGTGTCCAGTATGCGTTAACCGTATCGGAATCACCATCATGAATAAGTGCCATGTTAACAATGTCAAGATGATTATTCTTCTTGAATTCTTGAACAATCGTTTTCATTGCAATGACAGACTCAATCATAGGAGTATGCGACAGCCTTTCAGACCAAGGAGAAGTAAACTTCCTTGAATACCTGTCAGTGTAGCATTCAGCCAATGCGACAAGATTGCGGACGCAACGGTTGAATTCTGCATTGCCAAGTTGGGAGTTCAAATACTCACGCAGGTAAACATTCGACATTTTCAATTCATTATTTTTCATAGTGAATGAAGAACGCGAACTACGATTATGGTCGATTCTGAATGAATCATCTTCATTACCAAAGCCGTAAACGACAAACGGAATATTAACTTTGCGGCAGAACAATCCAAGAATCAAAATCTGTTCGATAGAGTTTGCCATGTTACCTGCCATAGAACCAGAACGGTCGAAAAGCAAAACAAGACCGTGCGACTTACCCTTAGGCACTCGCATGATTTTGCGGAAGATGTTGTCATCAATCTGATACTTGTAGATGCGAGAAACATCAATGTCACCGGTTTCAGAAACTTTTTGTTTCGCAAACTTAGATGCAGCCTTACGCATTTCGAATTCTTTGGCTAGCAAAGAAATATAGCGGTCATTCCTTTGTTTAAAATCTTTAAAAAGCTTTTCCCGTTGCTCTTGTTTGTGCTTTTCTGTTTTGATTCCCCAATGTTCTTCAAGCAATTCATGCACACGTTTATAGGGTGTGATGATTTCGGAAAAGATAGGTTGAGGAAAATTCAGATAGATAAACTCTTTTGAGGAATTATCAAGCAAAAGTGCTTCATTGTTTCGATAAGTTTCATCTGTTTCGCAAAACGGCTCATCATTACCACCAGAAGATTCTTTCGATTCTTTGTAACGATTAACAGAGTTACCTTGAGATTCTTTTTCTTCATCTTTTTCCGAAGATGACTTACCGCCACCACCAGAATTTTCAGATTCAGATTCTTCATCTTTTTTGTTGGTACTATTTTCTTCCAATTCAGATTCTTCATAGTCACCAAAATCGGATTCCGATTCTTCATCTTCAAAATTATTTTCACTAAAACTGCCAGGCATAGCCATCTGTTTCAGTTGTGACTTTTGCATTTCTTCTTTAGCTTTTTCGAAGATTGCACCAGTCACGCGAACAACATCATCCCACGTTTCGCAGGATTCAACTTCCTTAACAAGCTTTTCTTCTTCTTCGGTGAACTGAATGCCAAGGTTGTAACCACCCTTAGTGTAAAGATTCAGCCTATCGATAAAGGGTAGACGGTTGATATCACGATTTTTGATACCGAAAAAGTCACGCTCAAGCAACTGACCGTATGCGCGGACCATGGAAGGACGCAGACCAGGAAACTTGCGTTTGATTTTCTTTTCGATACGTGCATCCTCAACAACATTGAGGAAGCCTTTGAAGTTTTTGGAGAATTTACCTTCAGCACCAACAACAGCATTGTGCCAACCTTCTTCAGGTGTTTCCAGTGCGTGACCAACTTCATGACCAAGCAGAAGGTCATACAGGTCACCAGACATATCTGCCCAAATAGGACAGTAAAGAACTCGGTTCTTTAGGTCAAACATAGCTGTGGACATTTTACGGTGTTCGACCGTAATGTTTTCCGCAGCCATCAACTTAGCGAGTTGGGATTTTGATTCTTGAGTGTATTGCATAGAGATATCTAGAAGTTACGTATGGAGTGTAACTCAAGATATCGACCATGTCAAGTACAGAGAAAGTTTATCTACCGACCTGTTGTAGATACTTTTGTTTCGTTTCTTCCCAGGACATATAAATCAAGTCATCATAGAACAAGGTTTCATATGAAACATTGCCCTTTTTGACAAGTTGTTTTATTCGTCCCTTGGCGTGCTTTTCTTTCCAGATGTTGACCAAGGAATCATAGCTGGTATCGAAAGACTTTACAAGTTTATCCTCAGTTATTTCTTTCCGTAGGAATTCATTTGTGTTGTCGTACAGTGGGCTAAAGTAAATACCACGAGCGTGTTCGCTACGGATAAGTTCTTTAGGCACATTCATTTTGCCGTAGGTGAATGCGAGTGAACGATTCTTATGGTCACGCTTGAATGGTTGACCAGCAGGGTTCGTTGCAACATACCATTCAAAGTATTTCTCGGTATGATTTTTCTTCAACCACTGCTCAACATCTTTTCTAGCTTTTCTGCTAGGCTCAAATGATACGGAACCAGAAGTAAAGCCCATAGGTTTCCAATGGTCAAGATTGTCATATTGACTTAGACCACCAGCTTTTGTTTTACCATACAATGAAGTTGTTGTGACACCAACAAGAACATCACCATATGTTTTCTTCCATAGTCGCTGAACTTCATCGGACAAGCAAAGCAGTGCCAGCAATTTACCACCAACATAGTTGAAACCAAGAGGTTGGAAAGGAACAATTGTCGAACCAATCGCAGTATGATTAATCATTCTGCCCTGAGTCTTTGTTTCTCTAGACCAACCAATGAAGTTATCTCTTGGTGTCAAGTCAAGAAAGTCGGATGAGATACAGATAACACCAAGATACTTACCGCTTGCATCATCTTTGACAAGAAAGTTTAGATTTCTACCGATGTTGGAGTTGTTCTTCATTGTAGAAATAAATGTGCGTGTCGTGTTCCATAAAACAGGAAGTTCTTTGCTTCGCTTTGTGTCGTGTTTTACCACACTACCATCTATTCCTGTCGTGAAATTTGAACCCGAATCATCAGTGTATTCAAGCACAGGTTGAAGCTTGAGATAATCTTCAGGCGATTCTGGAATCCAGATATTCTCTTTAACAGAACGAATGATATCTTCCTGAGAAATATCGACAAGTTGATTCTCAACACCAAAGATGGTATTGGTTTCTACAGTAGGATACTTCTCATGAATCTCACACCACTTTTGATAGAGTGTGTACTCTTTAACGTCCATTTGTGAGACATAACCAAGTTCACGAATGACTCTATCAGTCAGTTCTTTCTCATCTACATCACAAAAGGAATCGGTGGGATTTTGTGATGACCACTCATCCCATTGTTTTTGAATATCTGGTGTCCAGTTTTCGCTACTCATTTGATTTTAGAAATTTTCCGAATAAGTTTTTTCTGCCTCTTTTTTGCCAACTCAAGTGCAAGAGGTCCAACTTTGTTAGTATACACTACTCCATTCATGTGGTCAAGCTCATGCTGGTAAACTTGTGCGGAAATACCTTCAAGTGTTGTGGTATTATATTCACCAAGATGGTCAAAATGTTCAACAACAATCTTTTTATACCTAGGAACATTGAGATACAAACCTGGGTATGACAGGCAACCTTCTCGCATTTTTTCTGGTTCACCGAAAGTTTCAACAATTTTAGGATTAATACAGACCATTTGAAATTCATCAGAACCCATAACGAACATACGGAATCTAATACCACATTGATTAGCCGATAAGCCAAGTCCGCCATAAGTTGTCATCGTCAACTTTAATTGCTTGATGAACTTTTGAATTTCTGGATTCATCACTTGTGACAAATCAAATTCTTCCATTCTCTCAGCAAGTTTAGGATGCCCATCGCTAAGAATCGGCAAAGGAAGAATTGGTTCTTCAACAACCCTTGTCGGCGCTGTCGTATTAATGACTAAAAAATCATCTTGTTGTGTTTCAACTACATTCATTTTACTATCCTTGAAAAATTATTTACTTTATCAAACCTAATTACATTACGGAATTTGTCTTGCAGAATGTCACCCTTATGTGAGATAACAAACAGATTAACATCTTCCAAGATATGCAAAAGGTTCATCAGATATTCTGTACCATTTGCATCTAAACTACTATCAAACACTTCATCAAGAATCAACAAGTTAGTATTTGTTGAGTTCTTCATCTTAGCAACGGCTCGCCAAGTTAACATCAGTGCCATGTCGATACGTTGCTTTTCACCTTCACTGAAAGAAGCATAACTAAATTCATCACGGTGTCTGGATTTAATTGTCTCCTTGAATGATTCGTCCAGATTAAAGTTGACAAAGAAATCTAGAGTTGCAAGATATTTGTTTACTAACTTATTGATTACTGGCAAGTATTGTTTAACAATTTTTGTTTTGATACCAGTATCTTTCAGCAAGATAGAAGCGACTTCATACTCTGCTTTTTCTTCAATCAGTTTCTTCTTCTGAGAACTCAACTCTGTCAACTTATCTTCCAACTCTTTGAGTTTGGTATTCTCCAAATCAAGGTTTTTTTTATTGTCTTTCAGTGCCTGAATTTCTTTGCGAATCTTACCAATGTATTTGTTTGTTTCAGTAATGGTAGTATTCTTTTGTACAATTTGAATATTCAGTTGCTGAATCTGTTTCTGAAATTCCGAAATAGAATTTAGTTTATCTTGTTCTTGGAGTAATTTTGCCTCCAATTGGCTGAGACCATGTTCACATTCTTTAACCTTGTTGGTGATACTGGATAGCTCCGCCTCTTTAAACTCCATGGCAATGGTTTGCCTGCACGTTGGACAATTATCATTTGCCTCAAAGAAATGTATATCTCGTCGAAATTTTGATAAGTTTGTTTCAATTTGCGATTCAAGTTTATTAAGTTTCTTGACCTTATTCTCAACTTCAGATTTACCAGAGATTTGTTCGGTGAGTGTCGAAACATTCGATGTAAGTCTATCAACTTCGACATGTAAGGTTTGTACCAAACTATCACTACTCTCAATCTCTTTTTCATACTCTTTTACTTTGTTCTCATTGTTCTGCTTCAATTTTTCTATTTGAGTTTTTTGATTCTCATAGTTCTGTTCAGCAAGTTCAATTGCAAATTTGTTTTCGGTAATCTCATCTTTGTTCAGAGATACTTTCTCTTTCAATAAAGAATTCATCGTAGAAAAGATTTGAATATCCAATAACTCCTCAATGATGGCTCTCCTGTCGGCAGCAGACAGTTGCATGAAAGGAGTAAAAGATGCAGAACCAAGTATAACAATCTGCGTGAAAGACTTGTAGTTTAGTTTGAGAATTTGCTTCTCAAGTATTTCTTGATAATCTCTTGATGCTGCTTCTTGATTTAGTATTTCACCGTTCAAATAGATTTCAAAAATGCCTGGCTTTATACCACGGACAATACGATACTCTTTTTTACCGATGGAGAAACAACATTCAACAACACAATCTTTTTGGTTGATTGAGTTGATAAGTTGTGGTTTGTTAATGTTTCGGAATGCTTTACCAAACAACACAAAGCACAGTGCATCCAACATAGTGGATTTGCCTGCGCCGTTTGTACCAACAACCAAGGTATTTGGTGCTTCATCGAATTTAATTTCGGTGAAGTAATTACCTGTCGATAAGAAGTTCTTAAATTTTAAACTCTTGAAAAAAATCATTATCTAAATTTAGGTCCAGTGACCCACGAAACCAAAGATTTTCTCACACCCTCAGTTACTGGTGTTACTCTATGCATGAAGAAAGAAGGAAACAATAGCATATCACCTTTTTTCAAATTATGTCTGATAGGTTCTTGACTAACCAAAAATTCAAAATCACCACCAACATAGTCATCATTCAACATAAGAGAAAAGGATAATTTTCTAGTCATATAGTCATATTCATTTTGTGGAATTGCATCATGAATAAAATCAGTATGAAAATCATATCGACCACCATCTTCTGCTCTATACTCAGAATATTGAATTGAATCATATCCATTCAAATCAAAATTATAATATTCTTCATTAACAGTTTCGATTACTTTGTTTATCTTTTCAAACAACCATTTAGTTTCTTGGCTATAATCAAAAAAATGAATTTTGCTTTTTCTCGCTTTTTCTATTTTGCCTTCTAGACCAACTTCACCATCAGTCAACTCTTTATCTGTTAAAAAATTTTCAACAATTTCAATCTCCGCCTCATTCAAAAATCTATCAACTTTAACAGAATGAGTAAACAAAAATTCTCTAGATAGGGAAAAATTTATCAATTTATTATAAGGCATTATTCAATACTTTCCATGTTGATAGCTTCGACATATAACTCACGCATAATTTTTTTAAGTTTATCAGATTCAATGTTGGTTGTCAACCCATCAATATACTTATTCAGAATCGTTATTGTATCTTCTGCCTGGTCTATGACTTCATCATCACCATTAAGAATTGAATCTGAAAAGTCCTCAACAACAACTACATCAGCAGCGCCAGCTTTAACAAGATTATCCAAAACAAAATCAAACATGTAAGAATTGTTTTTGTTTATGGTGACAATTTTTACATACGTGTCTTTGTGCTGGGTATAATTATAGTTCTTCCAGAAATCGAAGTCTTGTACCGAATCATCATACTGTACTTTATAAAACATTTTGTTCGGGTTAGGAACGAATGTCACCTCTCTGGTTTCCGTATCAAACACATGGAAGCCTCTCTGGTCATCGTAGTCCGCCCATGTTATTTCATACTGGTTACCCAAGTATGTGATAGTTCCGTTTGTAGATTTGTGGTGAAAGTGTCCTGAAAGAACCATGTCAAATCTATCAAACAACTTGCTATCAAGACCTTCATGGCAAATGTTGCCTCGGTCCATTTCAAAACCTGCAATCTCAAAGTGACCGAAAACAATTTCACTTACAGAATTTTTCAATGCATCTAATGATTGGTCATAGTTGCCACTATTAATCCAAGGCATCAATAGAATAGGCAAACTACCATATTCTTTCAATACAGGTTCAGTAAACACATTGATGTTATCATAGTGGTCAAACAACTCATTCATCGCATTGATTTCATTTGTGTTCTTATATGTCACATCATGGTTACCAACCAGAACATCCATGGTGATGTTTTCTTTTTGTAGAACATCAAAAAATCTTTTGCGCCACTGATTTAAAATCACATAGTTAATAAATTTTCTGCGGTCAACTACATCACCCAAGTGTATCACATGAGTAATGTTATTCTCTTTCAAGTAAGGAAAGAATGTGCTTTCCCAGAACTTGAAAAAGAATTCGTTGAACAACAGACTGTCTCCTCGCGCTCCCGCATGAGTATCATTTATCAATGCAATTTTCATAGTGTAGGTTTACTTGCAACTCTCTTACGCAATTCAGTTGTGGAAAAACTGTGCTTTCTTTCGTTGTAGTATATCTTAATTCCTCGTTGTTCGCAAACTTCTTTACCGGTATATTGTTTGTCTCGGTATTCTTCACCAATAATCCGAATAGAAATGGGCAAGAACATCAACAAATCCTCAAGGTCTTTCTCTGTTTGATAGACAATAATTTCATCGACAAACTTGACTGCCTTCAACTGTACGTATCTCTCAACAATAGACTGTACAGGTTTATTTTTTGTCTCTCTGTCTATCGATGGGTCAATTTGTAAACCCACAATCAAGTAGTCACATATTTGTTTGGCTTCGGCTAACATTAATATGTGACCCGCATGTAACAAGTCAAAAGTAGAACAGGTAAATCCTACAGGCTTACCATTCATCTCATCAGGCAAAACTAGCATAGTATACTCCAAAAATTATAAGTTGTCAGGTATTTGTTCAATTATTTCAGGCAATTCTTCCAAGACAACATCTTCTTCAATAAACTTGTCTAAACCTTTTGCCTTGGTTTTTTTCTTTGCTTTTTTCTTTTCTTCAAACGTCTGAATGAATTCAGAAATGTTATCATACAAAACAAACTGTTTCACATTGCCCTCAGAATCCTCAAAGAGTTCTGCTTCATCCAGTATACCAAACTGTTCCGTTGCTTTGTACTTGACATAAAGTTGTTTCTTCTCTTTCTGTATTCTCCTTAAGAATGCAAAGTAGATAATCTGTGTGAAGTATGCAAATGGATTGGTCGACTTTGTTGGGTCAAAGTTCCTAAAATACATAATGCAGTTTTCAATGCCGTCACATATCATTTCTTCTCTAAAGGAATATGAAATGAAGTTTGGCTTTCTGGATAAATGTTCTGCAATTTTCAGAAAACATTCTCCAATATAGTTGGGTACAATTGGTTCTTCTCTGTTTTCTTTTTTTGCGATATCACAAGATTGCTTATAATCGATAAGTGCCTGTAAAAAATCGGGGTTGTTGACATAGTGTTTTGTTTTAGACATATGTGGGTTTTACTTTGTAACTCCATGGATTAATTGCTAATGATATTCTTTGTCCTTCAAATTTTTCCACGCAATGATGTATGCCAGGAGAAAAACATAAAAGACTATTTTGTTTTGGTTTGATTGAGACATGCTCAGTAATAAAGTTGCCGCCGGAAATCAAGCCTACTTTAGGGTAGTAAACTATACTGCAAATTGGGTAATTGCCTTCTGTGTTTGATTCATCGGTATCATAGTGCCAACCCTTATCGACGTTGTAGTTCACCCAATATTCAAAACCAACCATACTGGATAAATCAAAAAACTTTGAAACACTCAATAATAAACTACCTACTGCTGAATCAGAAAGTTTTTCAGCATCATTCAAGGTAAAATCTTTCCAATTGAATGGTACAGGAAATTGACAATATCCCTGAATTTCTTTTTCTTGCTGCTCGTTCAAAACATCATCCACAACAACTAACATTTCTTTACCTAAAAAAAGACTTGACAACTTTCAGACTGTCTCTTACAATCTCGGTGTTGCCTTTAATCAATGAATTAATTTCCTTTTGGTGCCTGGTTCCTTTGATTGTAACATCTCTTTGATTTCTTCATCCATATCATCCAAGATAACTTCATCTAATTCTTCTTCGGTTGCTTCTTCAAGCAATGCTTCATCGATGATTCTTTCACTTTGTTTCATTACTTCATTTGCTTCTTCGACGGCATTATTGTAATATTCGATTAGAGATTCTTTTGGTTCGATAAAGGTCAATATTTCATGTTTGTATATCTCAACCACATTTTGTTGAATCAATTCTATAGGCAACCATGGACTCATCATGACCATTGATTTAGAAACACTTAATCGTTTAAAAAATAAAGACATTGGATTTTCCAAAATCAACATATGATTTGGCATTTCAATGAAGCTAGCCATAATATCTTCACCATCTTTAAGTCTTATAATTTTAATTTGTTTGACCATTTTTTAACTCTATATTGTAAAATTTGTATGAGAACTTCTCATCATCATACATTTTAATTCTTTCTATCAAATGTTGCAAGGTAAAATTGGTATGTTTGCCTATTCTGAAATCATCAGCAATATCGAATAAGGTAGCTTCTTCTTTGTTATCACCTTTTCTTAAACTGCGACCAATAGATTGTAAGTTTCTTATTCTAGATTTTGATGGGCTTGCAAAGATAACATTGTGCAAGTTTCTTATATTAATACCTGTTGAGAATGTGCCATAAGACGCAACAATGATTGCATCGTTTTCTTTTTCGGTGATAGCTCTTGTTTGCTCTCTAACTTCAACGTCAGTATTACCGTAAACTAAGAATACTTTTCGTTCTTTACTTTCCGACTTTATGATTTCATAAAGTATTTTTCCATGCTTCTCAACAAGCTGAAATAAAATTAGAGAATTACCCTTCAAAGACAAAGCAAGATTCTTGATAAAAATATTTCTCTGTTTGTTTTGTACTATGTATGTTAGTTCTTTTTGGTAGTCCCATTTGCGACTCAGTGTGCATACTTCTTCAGGATATTTTAGAACAAGACATTTTATTTTGAAGTCTGCAATATGTTTGTTGTCCATCAACTCTTTAGTCGTTGTTACTTTCAGTACAGGTCCAAATAAACCTTCAAGAACCAACTTGTGTGTTTTTGTTCCGTCTAGTGTTCCAGTGCAACCAATTCTATACATAGCATTCTTCATGTTGGTCATGATTGTAGCTAAAGATTTAGCTTTGAAATTATGTGCTTCATCACCAAGAACAAAATCAAATTGTTCAAAGTATTCTGGTTCTTTATTGTAGATTGATTGCCAAGTTGTGATGGTCAAAAACTTATCTGTCACCTTATCTTTACCAGCATATTGTCTATGGCAATATTTTTCAACATCATAACCATAAGACTTAAAATCGGAATACATCTGCTCAACAAGAGATGTGGTAGGTACAATTAACAGACCCTTATTGCACTTTGTCTGAATGTATCGTAGAATAAGATATTGAATGAGAGACTTACCAGATGCGGTGGGCGATAAGAGTAGCACTCTGCGATTCCTAATAGCATGAACAAACGCCGTTATCTGGTATTCTCTTTGTTCAATTGTATCAGGCAAATTCAATGATGAAGCAAAATCAATTGCTTCATTGACTGAAAAATTGTCAGTCATATTTACATTGCTATCAAAATGTATTGAATAGCTTCGTTCATTACAAAAACGTTCAATGTAAGGAACTAACCCATGATACATCTGGTTTGTTCTTAAATCGAACAAACGTATTTTGCCGTCCCACAATTTATTTTTATATGCAGGTGTGAATTGGAAACCGGGGACAAAAAAAGTGAAATAGTCAGAAAGTTCTTGTGCTAAACTTCTTTCACACTTCACATGAATGAATGATTCATTCTTTTTTGAAATTATCAAATTCATCTTCTACTTCTTCCCATGTGCTATCACCCATCAATCTCACTGTCATAATATATGTATAGTGACCAGGTAAAGCACTCCAACTGTTCGGTGCATTTATGCTAAGAACGTTTTCATTTTTATATGAATTAAAATAGACATAATAATAATGTCCATGAACAACCTTGAAACCATATTTGCACCGATGCATTATCTCACTCACTTGCATCCGATTAGCTAAAGCTTCAGCTTGTCTTTTCAAGACATTGACCTGTTCCATAATTCGGTCATATTCTTGTTTCGCGTTTAGTTTGCTGATATTTAAAAGAATGTCTTTTTCTTTTTCAATAGCAATTGGTGCGAATGCAGGACTTCCTAGTTCCATAGGATAAGGAAGACTACTTCTTCTCATCGGGTCATGTTCATCTAATTCCATTATACACCTTGTATAAATCTTTCCCACTCAATGAAAGATTTTAATTGAAACGTTCTGCTATGCAACTCTTTAAGAATTGCTTCACATGCAGAAACCATTTCCTCATTTAATATTTTTGATGCAAGATGCTTGTTCAGTTCTTCATCTGCTTCCATGTATGTTGTTATGTCAGACTTCAAGAGAAATGGAAATGGGTCAAGACCATATTTCTTCAAATCATCATTACTCATTTTGCCTGTGTAATATTCCCAGCGAATCTTTTTAGCTCGGTTATATTTGAACTCAGAATCTTTAACCAGCAACTTGTGTCTAGAAAGGATATTCAAATACTTGCTGTGTAGCTTGGGTATATCAAGCAATGCTTTGCCTGGTTCTGTTCTATCAATTTGGGAATCTTTTTCCCATTCAGTCATCAAATCATCAAGTTTACTCATTACAATACCTCCATCACGGAGTATACATTAATTAAAACAATTTTTCAATATTATAGTAGGTAAATCTGAATGATGCGTCAGAAGTTAAAATGCTTTCTGGACTATCTGCTGTTGAAAGAATGAATGATGAAAGTGATGTTGGGAAAACATCATAGAATTTAAACCTGTAGTATGGTTTAAATGAGGAAGAATAAACTGTGAGTGTTGCATCCGAAAATTGCGGTTGCGGTGGGTTTGCTGGCTTAGACAGTCTGGGCAATTGTTTGTAATCTGAATAAGATTCTGGAAAAGTCATTGCACGAATCCAATCGTGTATTTCAATCCATGAACGCATTTCTTCATCAATAGCAAACGTCACGTTAATCATATCGTAGATTGCTTTTTCACCTGGAGAATATTTCTCAACGAAAGGTGTTGCAACTGGAATTTCACCCAAAGAAATGCCTGGTACTGTCACAGCTTGACAAAAGTATTCGATATTTGGTACTCTACTAAAAGTAAATTGAAACTTATTAGGATGTAAAAAGTTTTGATTTACTGGAGTGTTTTGAACTGGAATATTAGCCATGTTATTATTTATGCATAAAAAAAGAGGAGCATTTCTGCTCCTCTTTAAAGTCCTCTCTTGCGGAGGCTCAATTACATGATGTTCGAAATCTTGAACGCTCTGTAATAATTGTTGCTTGTAGCTGTCAATGCACCAGAACCTTGAGTGGTACCTTCAGCAAATGGGTTAGCAACTAGACCGTAACGGGTCTTGAAGCCAATCTTTGGCTGGAAGGTGTTGGTGTCAACTGCACGAACCATTTGTAGAGGAACGTATGGGCAGTAGAATAGACCAGCATCATAAGCATTAGAACCTTTGAAGCCAACAACTGCGAACTCAGAGGTAGCACCTGCTGGGAAGTATGGGTCGATATAGACCTTGATACGACCGAACAATGTACCTGCGAAAGTGTTGCCAGTGTCGTCAACGGTTAGGTTAACTTGGCCACCTAGAGCAGAGTTGTAGTCAAGGATACCAGCCATCGCTAGAGCAGAAGCAACGTCAGATGAGCAAATCATCACGTTACCTTTACCACGACGAGTCAACTTAGCGATTTGGTTAGCTTCACGCTCAACTTGGAATGCCAAGCCTTTAACTTTTTCAACCATCCAACGACCGTTAGAGTCGGTGTCAAGGTCGAATGTACCAACTGTAGTAGTACCGGTTTTGCAACCAACTTTAGAAACGGTGTAAATGGTACGTAGAATTTCACGGTTAATTTCAGCAAGAATCTCAGTAGAAAGAATATTGCTCAATTCGGTTTCTGCGTCAAGACCATGAACAGCTTTCAAGTCTTGTGCAAGTTCCATTGAGTATTCTGCTTTCAACGCACGGGTTCTTGCAGTAACAGTAACTTTCTCAATGCTGAAACCCATTTCTAGAGGGGTCAAATCTTCAGCAACAGCGGTTGTCATACCAGCAGCAGTGTTAGCATCAAACACACCAAATGGACGGTCAGAGGTAGCAGACTTAAGACCTAATGCTTGCTGTACAGTAGCAGATGCGCCAGAGTGAGCGGTGTTAGCTTCGTTGTAGAAAGCTTCAGAACCGGTTGAAGGAACGCGGTCAGTACCGTACATAGAACGCATTGCAAAAATCATGCCTGTAGGTCCAGTCATAGGCTGAACACCGCAGATATCGTAAGCGATAAGGTTAGGCAACGAACGGCGAACCAAGCTGATTAAGATTGGGTCGAAACCTGCAACTGGACCAGTAGAAGTAGCACTAGCACCGAAACCACCTGTACCAGCAGAGTTGGTAGGTGCAGTTTCGTTAAGGATGCCTGATTCTTTCTGCATTGCTTGTACTTGGTTTTCAAGAACAAGTGCAGTAACAGCGCGCTTATAAGGGTCGCTGATTTTTGGTAGGTCTGCATGTTCTAGAACAGGCGCCCACTTCTTTTGTAGTTCTTCGGATAAAAACATCTAATGTCTCCTTGTTATTATTAAATTAGATTCGGGTTGTTTTTGAAATTGACTGAACAATAGAGTTCATGAAGGCATCAGATACAACTGCTGACTTTTCTTCATCTACTTGTTCATTTAATTGAGCTTCGTCAGCCTTCTTTACACCGGAAGGAAAATAGTTTTCACGAATTGTCTCAAGCTTTTGTTTGAATTCTTCCTCTGTGGAAAATTCTACACTCTCTGCAAGTGCTTTAATTTTTTCAGCTTGTGTCGCGGTTAAACCTTCGCAAACTTCATGTGTAACTTCGGTCTTATATGCTTCGATGAGTGCCTTACGGTACTCAACGTTACGCTCAACTTCTTCGTTTAGCTTGGCTTCAACTTCTTCTAGTTTACCTGCCAATTCGTCAACGAGGTCAACTTTCTCAGATGGAACATCAATGTAATGTTCCGCAAATAGGTTACGCAAGCCGTTAATGAAATCTTCAGTGATTTCAGAACGGATGCCTTTTTCGATGGCAATCTGGTTTTCTTCCATCCATTGCTCAACAACATAACCGATATAGTCATTAACTTTTTCGGTCAAATCGCTTTTAACAGCTTCTACAGCTTCTTCAAGCATAGAAGCATATTTGGCTTCAGTTTCTTCTTCGATTTGTTTTACTTTATCGTAAACGCGAGCTTCGAAAATAGTTTTAACTTTGCCTTTGAATTCTTCTGAAATAGTAGAATCATCTGCAAACAATGAATCAACATCGGCAGTTAGGTCTACTTTTTCTTCAGCAACAACTTCACCATCTTTTTGTTCTTCTTCCATCTTTGCAGATGCAGCGGAAGGCTTTGTGGTAGGAGCAGTTGCGCTCTTAGACATGAATGTCATCTTGTGTGAATCGTCATCAGGCTTTGCATTTTCTGGGGTTGGTCCGCCAGCAACTTGAATTTCGCCTTCCAACTTTTCAGCAGGCATAGCGTTCTTGCCTTTACCAGCGGCTAGAATTTCTGCGGCAGCCTCAAAAAGTTTATTTTTAGCCATTAGGAATCTCCTTTTGTGTTATTTATTTATAATTATTAAAGTTTCGAAATAAAGTTTTCAAAGAGGCGATATGCCACTTGTTCTATTTCTTTGCTTGAGGCTTTGCGAATTTGCTGCTTTGCTCTTTCAATATCTACCTCAACAAAACGGCCTTCAACGAAAAGCCATTCTTTATTTTCCATGATACCATTCACGAAAGCACCTGGAGCAGATGGGTCAGCTACAACGTCAGCAGCCGTTGCTAGTCTAAAGTCATCAGCTACAATGCTAATGCCATTATCTCCAGGCAACAAAGAACCCATACCTCTTGATGAAACACCTAGGCTAACTCCAGATTCAATGAAGTTCTTAACAATATTACCGTATGGTGTTTCCAAAACTCTTGCTTTACCAATAAATCTACTTTGGTCATCTTCTCTTAGAGATTCAATCTTGATACAAACTCTTTCAAGATTGATAGATGGTGTGTCTGGATGACCAAGTTCACCTAATGCGCGATTGCTTTTAATGTATTCGTCTGTGTAACGAGTAACTTCTTCGCGTAGTGTATCGATTTTATACATTCTGCGGTTTCTGTTAGCTTGTTCGCCAACCAAGAAAACACCTTCAATATAAAGGTTTTTCTTTCCAGATTCTGTTGTCTCAGTTAAGTATTTAACTTCTTCAACATTTTCTCTGATTAATTTCATAGAGGTGCTCCTGTATCTGCATCAACAGTAAATGTTGCAGTCTTACTTACAACCAACAACAAAGTACCGTCTGTGCCTGAATTTGTTACATAGATGTTTGCTGAAGCAGTGTTACCAATACTTACATCATATTGTGCAAAAGGTAAATCGTTTTCACCAAACAAATTTAAAACAGGCACTCCTGTTGCATCATTACCTCTATAAACAATCCATTTACCATCAGTAGAAGAAGTTAAATGTGTAATAGAAGCACCAGTAATCAATTCAACTTGAGTGTTGGTCGACAGTTGGTTTAAATTTATTCGTGTAGCAGTATTACCAGTTATACGAATAACCGATTTTGAACGCTTTGAATTTATAATTTCAAATGGCATGTTATTTTATTCCCATTGATTTGCGGCGGCGCATAGACATTTTTCTTTTCAATAGAGTTCTATTCAACTTTGCTCTGCCTTTTGTTTTCCAGTATCTCTTTAGCTTTCTAGCTTTTTGTATTCTTTGCATTGCAGGTATTCTTTTCAAAGTATTACCTGAAATGCGATATCCTTTAACGGCCGAACGTCTTACATTTCGTTGTACAACGATTCTGCCTTTAGCATTTCTTCTAATTCTGCGGCGAATTTTTTGTATTCTTCCTTGACGAACAATGTTTGCTTCGTTTAAAGAATCATCTTCCAAATCCACATCTTCATATATATCTGCCGCAATAATTCTCTTTTCTTCTTCTAATCTTTTTGCTGCGACTTCATTCAAGCGAGAGTATATAAATTCTTTCGCTTCTAAATGTTTACCCTCAATAATTAAATCTATTAATCTCATTGCTTATTGAGAACGAATTCTTTTAGTTTTTCAAATGTCTCTTTTGATTCATATAACATTTCAAAAAACTTTT